CCTTGTATTCCTACAGTCGTACCAACAGGGCTTGAGGCGGCACTTGCTACTACCGCAAAAGCAACCTTCTCCGCGAATGGAGCGTAGACAGCCGGTGAGTTTTTTGCAGCATCAATTGTTAAGGCTGCTTGTGTTTCGTTTGACAAAATTGCTAGTGACATAGATTTCCTTTCTAAAAATTAAATCGTGTAAGAAATAGCCGCTGAATACCCTATATCTGTTCTGTTAACTGTCGTTCCGTTAGATACGTAGTACCTAGTGGTAATAAATCCGGCAGTAGATATTTCTAAAATCCCCGTAAAACTTCCCTGCATTGATGTGTAGACAGTCCTTACATCGGATACCGTTGGCCTAGCCCAGGTCGGAACGCCCACCGTAGAGGTTATGACTGCTCCTGATGGATGAGTTCCCGCCTTGATTGTAACTGTAACTACGTTACCAATTCTGGTAGTGATATAAGTTCCGCCTGTGAAGTCATTGTTTAAACTTCCCGACTCAGTCTGATAGAAGTTGATGAGCCCACTATTTCCTGCAGCGGCTAACCCAAAACCTACTGCAACACCCGCCTTGGTTTTCTTAACGCGCCAGTAAAAACCCGTTCCCCAATCAAAAGCTGGCGCATCATCGTTGGCTATTGCGGAATATCTGCAAAAAGATACATCCGTTGTTGTCGTGGTAGAAGCATTTAAAAATATGCCACCGCTTAGCGCGTTGGATCCTGTGCTGTTTAGTGAGTAAGGCGCTAGAGCGGCAGAATTAGTCCATGAAACCCCGTCTCTACTTAGTTCAATTGATATTTCATCAGTGACTGAGCGAGGACTTAGCCATGTAACCGTTTTTGACCTTGTGTCTGTAAGAGCGCCAGTCATTTGGACACCCTGAGGACCATAAGCCGTCGCGCTACTATTGGCGTCCCAGGTTCCAGTTGTAAAAGCATACTCTATGTCGTTCTGGCCTAGATTTACCGTTCCTCCACCTGCCCATTCTGCGATTGGAGCTGAAAAGAAAAATGAAACTCTGGACGTTGATGATGTAAAAGCACTGCCGGCTGCAGGCAAGAGCATGTTAGTTGCCGTAGCTTGCATGTTATGCCGGGCGATGGTGACGTGAGAAAGTCCGGATGAAGATAAAACGTTGTGATTATTGTCTGAGACAACCGCTGACGTATCAAACTTTCCTATCACGCTAGGGCCTGTCGTCCCCGTTAAGGTAAGACCTGAGGGGAGACCGATCCTTGCCTCGTCAGCTGTAACGGTCCCAGTAGTAAATTGTCCTTGCACTTCAATGCTAGAGCCTACTCGTCTCCGTAAAACCGATATAGATGTGATCGTTCCAAAACCCTGAGTAGTTGGGGTATATGTTTCCCATGGCTCAACAATCGAGCCCTGCACAAGCACGCCGTTACCTATCGAGATATTAGTTGCAAAAAGAGTGTTAGCAGAAGACCTAGTCGTTTGCGTAATCGCTAGTGTGTAAGTTGCTCCGCTGTCTGCGTCAAAGGAAGCGGTGAATTGCCCGCCAAAACCACTAGGCAATGTTGTAACGCTACTAGAGTCTGTACTTAGCGCAACCCTCGTTCCACCGCTGTTATATATGGAAACACGCCACACACCAAGTGTCGACAAGGGTACCGTGACGTACATACTCAGCTGAAGTTTTGTGTTTCTTATCGCCGTAGGGTTAGCAAGAGAAGCGGCGTACACTCCACTCGTCGACGATTCAGGTGTAGCAAGTGTCGTGGACAAAGCAAAGCAAGTGCCTACTACCGTTCCAAGAGGACTATCGGTCGTGTTTCGAGTAACCGTATAGCTTGCTGCAGCCGTAAAGCCTGTCGTTCCACTCGTGGCCGATGGGTTAGCTACGATATTGAGTGTGCCCGTCCCACTGCCGCCTGATCCCACCTGGACCTCGACGCCGGTGTCGTCCATCTTGTACATATTGCCGTCAGCCTTTGGATACAAAAATACTTTGTTAGCCGCTGGCGCTCCTGGAGTCGCAATTTCTGTAAATTGATACTCCCTATCTCCTGAAACAATTTGGTTGCCAAACTGTGGAGCAATTTTTGATCCTGCAATGGCAGCAGAAGCACTGATGTCGGCGTTTACAATACTAGTGCCCAGCGCAAGCTTAGAGTAAGCAATAGCAGCGCCAGCACTAATATCCGCGTTCACAATGCTAGTGCCTAGAGCCAGCTTTGAATATGCTATGGCAGCAGAAGCACTAATATCCGCGTTCACAATGCTACCAGTCAAGGCAAGCTTAGAGTAAGCAATCGCAGCAGATGCACTAATGTCGGCGTTAACTATAGCGCCGGCAAGGGTTAAGGCGACGCCGTTAAACCTGAGTGCGTCGGTCGATACGCTCAAAAGAAGGTCAGCACTATTAGCTTGATTCCTCCACCCGATAGAGTCCGCCTGGGCTAGACGAAGAGATCCCGCCGTAGAGATATCAGCTGTCCTACTTTTGTAGTAGGCCGAAGTGAGCCCAAAAGTTGCCCCAAAATTTACGTCGGCTAACAAAGTGAAAGCACCGCCAGCCTTTTGCAACATGCCGTTTGTCGCAGCAGTAGCCCAGAGTGTTGCACTACTGCCCCAGTCTGTATCGGCAGTCTCTGGGTAAGCAAAAGTTTGGCCGTTGATCGTTAAGTTAACCGACATATTTTCTCCCTAAGCGTTATTTAAAACGTATGTGGCTCCGCTTGATCCACCCGCAAAAGCTGTTGGCGATACGTTCGTCATAGCTTCAGTCAAGATTAGACCGTTACCAGTACGAGCAGGCAAGACAGCGGTGATCGTCACGACACCAAGGGCGCTAGTCGCCGTTACAATTCCCACAAGAGTCGAAAGGCTGTTAATTGCAAGCGCCATACCAGTGGCTACAACATCAGCTGAAGCGTTGATATCGAACTCGCCGCTTGCCGGTACTGCTCCGCTTGTCTTCGCTGTGATCGTGACACCGGCAACAACTGCCACTTCGTTGTTGAGTGGGCCAGATGACGTTACGGTAAGAAGTCCTACCGCCTGCACCGCTCCAACGCGGCAAGTGATCGTCGCCGTTCTTACGCCGGCCACAGTACTCTCAAGGTAACTAGCAAGGGAAAGCGTGCCCTCGATTGTGTCTGCAAAACGGTTGATGCTTTCAAACTGCGCCGTTGTCTCTGGGTAATCTATAACTATAGTTGCTAAGCCCATGATTTTCTCCTTTTAGAAAAAAGGCGCTCCCACAATTAAGTTTGAGCGCCCTATTAGTTAACTCCTAAAACACTTAAGAGTTAGTAAATCCTGAAACGTACACACAACGTGCTGGAGTCTCGATAAACAGTGCACAATCTACGTAGTTACGTAGTTCAAAGCCTGCGCTGTTTGGAAGTTGCAAGAAAATCTCGCCTTCACGTCCTGGCGTTTTGAAAGAGAGGTCTTGTGCTCCAATTCTCTTACAACGTTTTGGTGGGAAAATAATTACTTCGCCCGATTTTACCAAGTTGTAAGAAACAATTTCGATCTCTCCGTTTTGACCGAAGTAACAAATAGACTCTGATCCACTTTCAGATTTCTTTTTGTTGTAGCTTCCGTCAAAGCGACGAAGTGCTGCAAGGTCAGAAGCAAGGTTTGACCATGTATCTGGGTTGCACAGTACTGTCACTTTTTCGTTGAGTCCGCGCTGAACAGCTTTTCCTACTGCAGTCAAAAGTTTAGAGAAAGTCATTTGGCCAGTAGTAGTAACCGTGTTTCCTCTCCAAAGATTCCATGTAGCTGAGTTGATGTTGAACAGTGTACCAGTGTTAGAAATAATTCTGCGAAGGCCAGCCATTTCTGCGTAAGCAAAAGAAGCGCCTGTACCAGTTACCGCACCCTTGAAGTACACGGTGAGTGCTTTTGCAGCTGAGAAGTCGTTGATGTCTTCGATTGCAAGGGCAGAACCAGAAACCGATATAGTTCTAGTGTCAGTGTTAACCGCTGTGACGATTACGTTCTTGTCGGTGTCGTCGTTTGCAGTTACGTTCGTGCCGGCTGAGATGGTGAGCGACGTGTCTTTGAAAAAAACAAGCTTAGCACCTTCGATACCTGCCCAGATTCCTGCTGCCCATGAAGCTTGACTTATAACGAAAGTTGCAGTAGTTGCGGCTGGCGCAGTCTCATCGAAATCACCAATTGCGATATCAGCAATTCCCATTTGACCATGAAGCATAGAAACTTCTAGTCTCTTAGTCGCAGACTCCATCATGTTCTCAACAAGAAGCTCAGTTGCCTTAACGAAAGCTTTTTTGCTGTTAGAAGCGCGAGCAGCTGCGTCGTAAGCAAGAGAAGACCTAAGCAACATTTGGTTGCCTTGAACTTGTGCATCTTGCATGTTCATTGATACTGCATCTTCTAGTGCAAAAGCACCAGCGCCTGCAGCAGCGTATGTTACGCCTTGTTCTGCACCGACTACCACGGGCTGATGATATTTCTCACCTGTTTCCTTATCGCGCTGAACGAAAGGAATCATTTTGGTAAGCTTTGCCGCTTCTGGAATTAGGTTCTCGATACTGTCGCCGTAGGCTTCTTTAAATAAGCCACTAAGCTCTGCTGGATTAGTCATAGAAATATCTCCTTGATATTGTAGGAATCGTTTTATTAAATTTACTTGTTTTGTTTTGGTTGGATGACTTTTGACTTTGGCTTGAATTTCAAGTTACAAAGCGCTCAGTATCGCCTTCATTCAGTTGCGATGAAAAAGACGAGGGGTTCTTTAAAAAGAGTTGCCCTAGCTATTGAAATCTTAAGGCAGATTGTAAGCTAAGGCAACTTTTAGGTCTATACTTTATTCAAGACCTGCTTTGATCCTGTCCATTTTAGCTTTCCATTCGTCCCTTGAAATGCCTGGCTCCTTCTTTACAGCGCCCTTCTCCGAGACATTAGGCTGATCAAAACGAGATATAGTCTTAGGACTAATCACTCGGCCCGTATCGTATTTTCTTATTTTCTTTGCTAAGTCCTCACCTAAGAATTTAAGTAAGTTCTCACCGTCAAGACTAGAGAACAAGCTTTTCTGTTCCTCTAGATATTCCTCTTTTACGAAAACCACGACGTCTTCTGGCTTAAGGTCAAGCCCGCGCTTCACGCCTTCGTGCATGTAAAAAGCTAGACGCTTTACCGTGTGTGGTGTCTTAGGTAGACCAGAAGCCTCTAAGCAAGTTTGAAAAGACTTTTCGTACTGGTCCCTATACTCACCTGACAACTTAACCATCTCTTCCTCTTCTGCTTCCTTCTTAGCCGTTGCAGCTTCCTCCTCTCTTGTCGCCTTGTCTTTTCTTAAATCGCGAAGCTCCTTGTCTTTTGGATCCATCACTTCATCCTCAAGAATAGACATCAGGTGCGTTTCAGCAATTTCGCGCAAATTAAGGCCGAGTTTAGGATTAGTCAGTACTGACAAAGGATCCTTTTTTAGTGCCTCAATGAAAGATACTGCTTCCTTGCGAAGGGCAGCGGCTTCCTGGAACTTTTTGTCTGCAGCTTTTCCCTTGCCGTAGTCACTGATAAGGTCAGCCTCGTCAACTTCGATATACTCCCCGTCTACCTTAACCTTAATCTTTCTTGACTCCTTTGGGGCTTCGTTCTCTACGGGCTTTGTGGTTGTGCCAGTGACCACGGGATCAACTGTTACCGGGGTTGGCACTACACTAGGTTGTCCTTCCATCTCTATCCTCCTTCTAAAATTAAATTCTGCTCTTCGATTGTGTTTTCAGCCATGGGATCACTGCCAGCAGGAGCGCTCGGCAGATTAGGATCACCCGGCAGCTCAGCATTCATTGCAGCGCCTGCGTCCATGCCCTGAGCGACGCCAGGATCCATCGGTGGCGGTTGCATACTTTGCTCGCCCAGAAGGGCTAGTAGTTGTGGGTTAGTCGACAAGAGCAAATCAAAATGCTCTTGTATGTGATCCGTTACCGTTTGCACTACCTCTGGGTTCTCGCGCGCTTCCGGTGAAGCAAGCACAACCTTATGTTCCCTCACGTGAAGGGAATGTGCGTCAGTGATCATCGCTTGAGGACGACCGCCCTCACTCATTCGTTCGTTCTCAGCCCTTATAAGCATTAGCTCTGCTTGATCGCCCTCAATGATCGGCTCAAGCCTTCCCGTAGTCATAACCTGAATATACTGTTCCGGTGTTTTGATAAAACCTTTCTCCATGAGCGCGTCAGCTAAGTTAACTTTCCCTGCTACAGTTCGCGTTAATGGATTACCAATATCAACCATTACCCTCGAGATAAGGGATAAGTCTTCGCCCGTAAACTCCTTCATGAAAGGGCGATTAGCCTTACCCGCAATCATGGCCACACGGGGAACAGAAGCAAAATCTTGGAGCGTTACTATAGTGGCAGTTGCGACATCCTCAAGAAGCCTAATCCAAGCACCTTCTAGGTCTTTAGAGAATTGCACCGCCATGGCCTGCACGAAAGCAATAGCAGCGCCTGACTTAAGGGAAGCCTCCGGTTGACCGCGCGTCACTGCGTTAACAGCGCTGAGAGTCTCCATTTTACGCTCGAGCATTTCGATGAGATTGTAAAGTTCAGGCGCGCTCTGAGTTAATTGGAGTGCTTCTAACTTTCCATTCCTCTGGTCATACTCAAAATAATTTAAACCTTCTGAAAGATTAGTGTGACTAATATTCCCGCCTTTTGGTCCGACTATACTTTGCACGCCAAATTGTTTGTTATTAGTTAGAGCGATAGAGTAAAGGCCGTCTATTGCTTCCTGCAGCGGGAGGATATCGTACATGATCGTGTAACCGAAAGGTGTCCCGTCTTGCTTACTCGGTTCAAACCGAAAAAGCGGAACCTTTCTGTAAGGTAGTGGTCCATCGATTAGCCCTAAGTCAGAACTAAGAAAATGCACCTCACGTCCTTCTGGCAGCGCAGCACTACGAGGATGATAGAACTTGTAGCAAGGGATAAGGTCAGAATCTTTTAGAGAACTAGGACTAAGAATGTATTCGTCGAGCATGTCCGTTATGCTAGGAAGTCCCTCAATGCGGTCTGCCAATTCTGGGTAAAGCGCCATGACGTCATAGCGGTTTTTGTATGATCTAGTTATTTTCCAGCTGTCAGGACCTTGCTCGTTGTTCGTTACGTCAACGCAGACATCCATAGGAGAAAAAGCTTCATACGACATATCTCCTTCTGGCACGTCAACGCCTAAATCATTCTTGCCGTAACTTTGCCCGTCGCTAGAGTCCCACGTACAGCTGATGTAAGAGTGATCATAGATAAGCCCGTACTCAAGACACTGTACCGTGAAACGCTCCATCCTCTTTTCGCGGTTATAATAGTCGAGTAAACCTGACGCCAGTATCGTTTGCGCCATAGACCTGTAGTCTGTGTTAGTCGCACGAGGATCAAAAGCTGGTCGTTGTTGTGTCGTGAGTGCTTTGATATGGAGCGCAATATTCCTGTAATCGTTAACACCAATCTTTGTAAAGTCCCCGGTCTTACCTGCGCGCGTAAGCTGCCCGCCGAGCTGAGACTGCTTATAGTAAGCCGAGTAAGAGCGCCGCCACAAGTAAAGACGGCCCGTAGTTTTGAGGAAATCATAGTAATCCTCAGTCTTACCAATGAGGCTTGGTAGCAGCTCCTTAATTCCCTTAGCTGCCCAGTATTTTGGTTCGTCGTCCTTCATTCCTTGTTCCATCAGTTCCCTCCTTTGAAAATATTGCGTAACACAGACACTTGTGTAGAGTCGCTTGACCTGTAACTTTCTGGTATGAAGTGACGGTGATCGTCAAGTCTAAACATACTTGGCACAGGGTTAGTCTGCCGATCGAGATTTCTTATAAGATACACCAGAGCGGCCAGGTGGTCAAAGTGTCCGTAAGCCGTGGTCCTTGCGAACTCTTTTCTCCTGTCGTCAAACACGCCGTACTTAAGCCCTCCTATAGTCTTAAGGCAGCGCGCATTGACGCGAAGCCTGCCCTCACCCACAAGTATTCTTACCTCGTTCACCATAGCGTCAAGTGAGTCCTTGTTAGTCGGTAGAAAGTAACAGGCGTGAAGTGTTCCGAGGTCCTGAAGCAAGAGAAGGTTATTGTTGTCTGATATACGGAGGTAAGGTTTAAGTTCGCCGTACACTTTCTTTTCTGTGTCGTTAATGAGTGCCGCAAGCCTAGGCGTTGTCATGGTAGGCCCGTTCATCTCGGCTTCCTCTTCGACATATAAGATACCGCGCCTAAAATCATAGGTCGCAAACAGTACCGCCGTTAAGTCTTTCACTCCGAGATCCATTGCAGTGTAGCGGTGCATGAAGTGAGAAAAGCCGTCCTTCTCGTATGTCTCGATATAGTCGTCCTTCCATTCTGGAATAATGGCAAGGGAATCGTCGACCACGAATTGACACAAATATTCACGGCGGAACGTCGTGGAGTCATAACCTCCGCTCTCTAAAGCGTAGAGGTCAATCGTCTCCTTAGTTACCCGTGTGTTCTGATAGATTGTAAACTCACTGTAAAACCCCAGCATTTTACACTCTTGAGCAATATAGAAATAATCATGTGCCGGCGTCTTTGGTGGGGTGCTGGCAAGTAAGGTTTTGGCGCCCGTAGTCAGTGTCTGAGGTATGAGAATGGAGCGCATAATATAGTCTAATTCAGTGCAAAACGCCGCTTCGTCAATTATGTTAAGGTCTGACGATGTACCGCGTAAGTTCTCATAGCTTTGGTTGTCTGTTCCGGCAAAGTGGATTTCTGATCCATTAGGAAACTTGTAGAATGAATCAATCACTGAATATTTGGGCAGAAGGAATATAGGACAATCCTCAAATATAATTTTCATAATTGGAAAAATTATCTTCCTCAGCGCCTTACCAGTAGGAGCGGCAAAACGGATCTGCGCTCCTGGTTGTTGGATAGCTTTCTCTACTGCAATGAGGCATAGAATGAATGACTTTCCATAACGTCGACTACAATTGACAGTGTATTTTATACACTCTTTACTTTCTAAAGCTTTTCTTAAACCTAAGTAAAGTTCGTCTTGATAAGGATGGAGTTTGTATTGAAGATTACCAATTTTCCAGGCTAACGATTGAAGGCTAGGCTTCGCTTTCTTTAGCAGCTCGGAGTAAGGCGACAAGTTGTGCTTGGGTGAGGACGTTTCCATTCTGATCTTCCTCCCATGTACTTCTGCTGTCGCGTTCGTAGTCATTGAATTGGCCGAGATGCTGTTTGCCCATGAATATCAGCATTGGAATGGAGCCGTCTAGTGCTGCCTTCCACTGTGCCCTTCGTAAAGACACTTTCATTTCGTCGCCGTAACGTGAGCGTAGATCGTCGAAGGTGCTTCCTTCTATACCTAGCTCCTCACACCAGCCAGGAGAGCGGTTATAGACAGCCTGCTCACATAAGCCTAGGACGTTTCCAATCTCCTTAGCAGTGCAGAAGACACGGCAAAGGGCAATGAGCACCTTCATGTCTACCTCTTTAGGCGGACGTCCTAGCCGCGCATTTTTAGTGCTAGATTTATTTTTGATATATCTGACTCCAAAGAAGTTACGCGACTAACGAGAATGGCCGTCTCTTTTGATGCTTTCATTGTTTGCTTCGCTTCTAATCTTAGCATGTAGTAGCAAGCAAGCGGTAGGATCGCCGCCACAATAGACGCTAGCCACTGAGTAAGGCCAAAAGACTCACTCATGAAGACAGCTACAAGAAAGCTACCTTCCGCTACAAGCAGACTACAAAGCATGAGGTCACTAGCGGTTACCTTATAAAACATCGAGGATCCTTTTTTGTGCTGCAATACTAAAATCAAGCCTCACGTTATGCCTTGACATTGGCTCTTCGACAAACAAAATATTTGCTTTGTCCCCATTCACCATAAGGTCAACCCTTGAGAATGTGCCGTCCTTGTGTTTCATAACGCCCATTGCAACAAACCAGCCAAAACCGGTTTCTGCCACAACCTTCTTTTTCCTGATGCGCTTTTTCTTTACTACTTCGCTGATGCTTGCCCCTTTAGAAATCATCGAGGCCCCCTACAGTGTGTGCGAAATCGTGCGCTCTTGCTTGCGCCAATATCTGCTCACGGGCAGCCTTAGTGAAAACTATGCCACTATATACTCTACCTGCCAGGCTCCCTGAAAAGGCCCCATGCTCAAGCAGGTCGACTACTGAGGTCAGCCCTTGTAAGGCCGCTATGATCTGCTTTAAATCGTCTGGTATGGATTCTGGCGGGTTGTCTTGTAGTTCAGACATATTCCCTTCCTCCTATAGTGAATTGGTTTAAAAGGTATGCTTAAGGACAGTATAGACGTGGGCGTAAAGGAAAAGCAACCATCATGATTTTTAAAAAAACCTGCCGGTGAAAGCATAACCCGAGGCAGCAATGGCAGCGCGTTTACCAAACAGGGCGCGCTGAGTAGTTACGGGGACAAATGAAGGAGCAGCTAGAAGGGCCACTTCAGCAGCTGAGAGTGCCCGCCCGTAGATTCGGACGTCGTCTATCGAGCCTCTAAAATACCCAGACAACACGCCAGCGATCCCTACAACTCCAATAAGCAAACTCTCAGTATTGTCGGCCAAAGCATGGGTATTAGCAGCTCTAACCCTTTCAACGCCGTTAACGTACAGAACAACATCGACACCATTTTGAAGAGCGACCACGTGTGTCCAATCATTCGCCGTAGCTGCAGTTGTAAGGAAAGTATTACCAGTGCCAGTAGTACCTTTGAAAAATCTTATACTCCCTGAAAAAACCTCTATTAGTATGCCTCGTTGAGCGACATCGTCTCTCCACTTACTTACGATACCATATCGTCCGGTAGTATCTGGAACTCTAAACCATGCAGAAATAGACCAGGAAGATTTTCCATCTAAAAAAGTCACGTCGCCGTAATCAACATAATCGTTTGATCCGTCAAAACTCACAGCATTACGTTTCCCGCCTTCGCCGAGCGTCCAGATTGGGCCATTCGTTAGCGTCCCGTTATTCCCATAGCCTGACCTATCAAACCAGGTATTGCCACTGCCGCCACCGGTAGCGTGAAAAATTAGATCCGCGCGCAGCCTAGGATCTAGCTGTGCAGAATCAAAAACTCTTTGGCTTGATCGAGGTACAATCATTACTCTACTTTCGAGAATACAGGCGTTATGTAAATCGCGTGATTTGCAGCCGTTGCGTTTAAATTCACGGCTGTACTGTGGGTAACGAAGGCCAAGAATTTCTTTGGCATTGTTCCACCGAAAAGAGAAGCTACTGAGACAGGACCAAAATAGTAAGCAAGGTTTGACGTTGCGATTGTTGGAATTACGGCAGCTAGTTTACAAACACTGTCGCGCGTTCCTACACCGCTAACGGTTTCCGCTGAATCAGTCCCGTCAAAAACGTCAGGATATAATGTGTCGTCCATCAGCCCTACGACGTAAACTCTGATTTCTTTCGCAGTCGTCGGAGTTGTGCCAGTGGTAATCATTCCTGCCAAAAGGTAGTCTTGAAAAAGGTTAACGGTATTGCTTACCTCAGTTGATGCTCGGCCCGTAAGTAGGCTTGCGTCAGTTGCAAGTGAGGCGAGCGTAATTGTAAGAGCCGACGAAGCCCCGTACGCTAATTTGATATCTCCGACAGCCATGTGTGTACTCCCTTGAGGTTATGCGTTGAGTGCCGCCAACATACTTGTTTCGTTTGTTTCATACTTAATTTGCAAAGCAACCCAGTCTATTAGTGCAGCCTTAGCGCGGACAACGAACTCCGCTGATTTTGAATTTACGTCAATTCTGTCCTCTGTGTAAGTAAAAACGCCTAGTGTCTGGTGCTCATACACGGCTATGGCTGCTCCAAGTTTTTCTTGGACTGTATTTTGTTTGTACTTTACAGAAACCCACATTTTTTGTCCCCTTTTCTAAGTTCTGGTTAATCTCATAGTAAAACGCAAATCGTTAGCCGCCGAGTTGGCACTAAAAACCCAAGTTACAATATCACCTGTAGCAACGACGTTTGCCGCCGAGGCGTTCGAGTCTCCTGGCGTGCTGGTAATCGCTACGGCTGATAGGCCAGTCACTGAAACGCCGTTAATTTGAACCGCCAGCGTTATGGTCCCGCTTGACGTGCCCGCTCCCCCGACACTGTTAATGGTGTAGCCAAAAGCTGCCTTAGCATCAGCGTAGATAGTTTGGTTTGCCGGATTAGCAAGTGGAATGCTGCACGTCATAGCACTAACAAGAGTTGTGGCGTTACCTACTGACGTTAACGCGCCAGTCAAGTTTGCGTTGGTTGTGACGTTGCCCGCCGTTAACCCGGCAGCTGTTCCCGTTAGGTTCGTTCCTACACCGGAGGCAGGTGTGCCGAGGATCATTGCAGCGCCAAAAGAGGTTAAGCTTGACGCCGTTACTCCTGCCGCGAGGGTGGCACCCGTTAGTGTTCCCGCTGCCGCCGTTACCGTGACGTTAGCCGTACCGTCAAAAGACGTTCCGTTAATTGTGCGCGCTGTTTGCAAAGCCGTAGCCGTACCAGCGTTACCAGAAACCGTGGTTTGGTCGCCTGTATTTGTACCTGAGTTTGTGCCAGTGATTTGACTTGTGAGAGCTAGTGTGCCAGTACCACCTGGGAGCGTGTGCGTGTTGAGTGTACCAACACCCGCCATATTTCCAGTTGAGTCTGCTATAGTGACCACCGAGTTTTGAATGAGCTTACCCGTAGTGGCATCAAAACGAACAACCGCGTTGTCTGTCGCACTGGCTGGCCCTAAGACGTCACCACTACCAGAAGAGGTCGACCATTTCATGCCGGTAGCTTCTGCACTATCAGCAGTCAACACCTGCCCGTTTGTTCCTACGGCTAACCTTATGGCCGCGTTGGCACCGGTAGCAGCGGCCAAATCTCCCTTAGCGTCCCAAATGGAATCTCCTGCTACGGAACCAGCGCCCGCTATAGGTAACGCGATACCGCTCTCTGTCATATATTTAAAAATATTAGCCGTAGTATCAAACCATAGGTAAACTTTCCCTAGGGCAGGAGTAGTCGGCTGATCGTTAACTGAAAATCTTTGGATTGACATGTATTAGTCCTCTAGGATAAGGGTGCCCTCGATATTTAGAGCGCCCTCTAAAATAAAATCGCCAAACACGACCATTTGCTTACTTGCCGTAATCGTAACGGTAGTGCCCGCCGCAATATCTGAAAATCCACTGTGGTGGTCTAGTCCGCTGGCAGTACTGCCCGCCCCTGAAATATTGATTGTACAGCTCATGCAGGTAGTCTAGCACATGATTTTAATAAAATTAAGGGTACCCCACTAAAAAGATAATCCGCTCGTCCATGAGGTTTTAGTCAGTTTGTGGGGTTAAGAGCTCTAGGCTAATCGTACTCTATTTTCTACTAAACCTCAAAGCTGCCGCGTTGCAGTATACTTTTTCTAAAACCTTAGTGCCGGCGCCTTGTCGTGACATGAGCGCTAGTTTTTTCTTAGTCCAAATAAGCCTAAATCTAGGATCCTTGATATCATATTCTGAAATGAATATAGGAGTGTCGTGCTTGTCTGCCCAGTCTAAAAACGCCGGCCTATCGAAACTTAGGGCGTAACCTTTCGTGTCTTCATATGGGATATCACAGTAAATAATTGAGTTGGGCAGAATCTCTACCTTCTCATAACTTTTAGAGAAGTAAACTATCTTCTGCCGCAAGCCCTCTAAGCCTTGAACGCGCTCAAGGGCGAATAGGTGTTGCTGAGCTGCGAGCTGATCTAGGCCTTGCGCCTGCTCTATGCGCTCAAGACTTTCAACGCGCTCAAGGGCGAATAGGTGTTGCTGAGCTGCGAGCTGATCTAGGCCTTGCGCCTGCTCTATGCGCTCAAGACTTTCAATGCTTTTAAGCTGGTTGCTTTTACCGCCCAAAAGTTGCACATGTCTCAAAAGCAGGCGGCGGTCTTTGATCGATGAAGATTCCTTAAAAGCATTCATTCCAAATGTCTTTTTAGCAACATCATCAAACTCATTGAAGACTATGGCCATATGCATGGACTTCTTGTAAGATTCAATATTTTTACCAAATAAATAGTCTTTTCCGTTACAACTAAAGGACCAACATAGTTTAATATAGCCGTCTAAATCTTTTTTCTCTAAAAACTCTTCTCTACTAATCCATTTAGGTTTAAAAACTTCGTAAGAATATTTACCAGCAACTGCATTTTTAAAACAATCAATGATCTCTGGTTTTATTTCATTGTAATGAAATTGTTTAAAATCTTTTGATCTCCTAACAGCCATAGCGTGCGTTACCGCACCACCACCACCAAAGAGGTCGTAGAAGTGATCAGCCGCTGGAAATATTTTAATTAGTTCGTCACACAGTGATTGTTTTGAGCCTTGATAAGGTAAGCCGTACTGCGACATTATTTTTCCTTGACAATTAGTCCACGAGACGAAAGCTCGGTTTTTAAATCATCAAGTTCCAATTTGTCGCCTAAGTGAACAGTGAGGATGAATTTTGATTCTGCTGATTCCTTGCCTTCCTTGTCGTCAAGCTCGACTTCAGGCATGGCGTAACCAAGGCCTGGAATATCGTCAATATCAAAACCGATATCTTCTACTGCGAAACCATCGTTAAGGAGCGCGTCAAGTGAGGCTCTTAGTATTTCGTCGTCCCATTCTGCTAGCTCTGACGTTTTGTTATCTGCAAGTGCGTAAGCCATAGCTTGGGTGTGGCTGAGGTGATCAGCGCGCGTTATGTCTACCATTTCCCACCCTAACATTCTCGCCGCCGTGAGTGTTCCATTGCCTGCTATGACGATATCGTTTCTTACCACGATTGGTTTTATTTGCCCAAACTCCAGGAGTGAGCCCTTAATAGCAGAAAGGTTTCTTGCGCCATGCTTTCGTGCGTTATTTGGATCAAGGTGAAGTGTATCAACGCCAACTTTTTCCACTCGAAGAGTTCGATTCATAAGATCTCGCAAGTGCTAGTGTGGGACACATAATCTGCTGAACAAGTAAAAACTGCGTCAATGACACAGCGCGCTTCTAGAGTTACTTTTTGCCACCTGATCTCTGGGTTTTTTTTGCAAGGGAACTGTAAGGAACGGCCTAATACTTGCCCAGAAAAAAAGGGTAACTCCGTAGCGGTATACCCTTCTGCAAAAATCATTTGTTTCCAAGCGGTCTTGACTTTGGTGCCAAACTCCACCTGCTGTCTCATAAGATAAGGCTCAAGGTCCATATCGCGCTCAGTTTCATGCGCCTTTTTGTCGTCTTTGGTTCTAGAGCAAGACTCGAGGAAAATTAGCGAGGTCGTTATGGCTAGTATCGATGACGCTGTCAACATGAGGAGTACTTGTTTCATTTTTGCCTTTTTCATGAATTTCTAAAATTGCCTGTGCAAAATCTATCATGTCTTCAAACCTAATTGTAATCAACCATCCTTCATTATTTTTTCTTGAAGCAACAGCTGGCGTTCGTCCACTATTTGGATGTCCAGAATCCCGCACGGCCTGAGACACGCTTCCACTGAGGTCCAGTTTTTCTCGTCTCTTAACCTCCCAATAAACCGAACCATCGCAAAGGATATCCGGAGTATCAGGACCACCCCTATATTGACAACCACGCCGCGCGTTGAATAGTCCGATAGAATTAAGTTTTTTGGCAAACTCATTTTCTGCAACCTTCCCCTTCGTTCGGGCGTTTATAGGCATATATTTCCTCTATAGATTTACCTTCTGCTATCCATTGTCTAACACTAGTGTAAGGCATCTCGACAAGTCTTGACCACTCCTTAAGTGAAACTAGTTTACCCTCCCAAATGAATTCCGTTATTTGCCTTACCCTCTGGGTCAAGGCCCTATTTAAATTAAACCCGTGCTCATATCGCCTCAATAAAGTTCCATAGCGCATACCGGTAATAGCGGCTAGCTCCCTGATGCTTTTCCACTTACCTTTGTAAAAATACCCACGTGGTTCTGGTATTTTCGAAGACTTCTTTGAAGGTGGGAGTAGAATATCTTCTACTGATTTTCCCGCTTGATACCTCTTGGTAATGCATTTGTAAGAAAAACCCAGCTCGTTTGCCCAGTCTTTTAGGCATTGCGTTTTGTCGTTGTAGGTAAGCATAACGGCGTGAGATGAATTAAGCACCTGTTGCCTTGGGGTCGCCCACCTGACATTTCCAGGCTCGTAGTTACCGTCATTGTTGATGCGATCAATGGAATATTCCGGCGCAGGCTTAGGTCCCATATAATCAGCGAAAGCCTGGAAGTTATGTCTCCATGCGTCACACACGGTTATGCCTCGACCGCCCCATTCGGAGTAGCGCTTACCCTTACTGTTGTAACAGCGATAGTTCATATGCGCCCAGGTGCTGTACAAAGGATGCTTCCATTTGCTTATTTTATTTATTGTTTTTCTTGGATCTGCTATATCAGTCATGTGGGATTTTTCCTTCTAGTACAAGGTTTAGTCCCACAACCCTAACAAACAATTCATCTCTATGCTACTTGCATTTTTTAAGCATTGACTCAAAGAAAGCTAGTTTACTAACCTGAAGGTCAAACATCTTTTTCTCTTCTGCACAGTGACTGGGAATTTCTGGTGGTAATGGCGGCGGCGGAGGAATAATGACGTCCTCTCCGAGACAGTCCTTATTTATACCACACACTTCAGCACTGTTTTTTGCGGCCCAGTCTTTGAAAAAAGCTTGTGCCCTTGAGTCTCCTGTCATATTGAGAATGGAAAGACGTCCACCGGCGCGTGAATTAATGGAAACAATCTTGAAGGGCCCGTCTTTTAAATTAGGCATATCGAGGTATGCGGCCGACCCGGAATCACCACTTCCGATCACGACCCCACCTTCTGTAAAAATTTCTTGCCCCTGTACGCGCGCTATTGGCATTTTTCCCACATGAAGACGTCCGTTTGTACTTCCTTTGCCGTAGCCATTCATAACGATTACGTCTCCTGGCGCTACTGGGTATACGCCGAGATTGCCGTATTTTGGGAAATCCCCACGAGGGGAGAACTTA